TGCATCATTTTGAATAACCACAACAAACCCATCACTATCATACCCACCTCTAAACTCTACTTCCTTATCTCCAGTAAATAAATCTAATGCCTGGTCCATTTCATCTGCACTTGAACGAAAAGGTATAAGATCAATAAGTGCTTCAGTAGATCCTACCTTTGCACCAATAGTTCTGAACAATCTAAGAGTTATATCATGTATTCTTTTGATTTTTCCCTGGCTAGTTCCTTCTTGTCCACCAACATCTAAACGCATTGTCTGTAATGTTGAAGAATAACCTAATCCTACATAAGCACTTGTCGTTGCTCTATCTAAAGCAATAGCAGCACTCGACACAGTTTTAGCTGGGTGAGTTGCACCATTCGCAACTATTGTAACTGATTGTCCTTCTAAATGAGATAACCCAGATAAAGAAGAAGTGGAACTTCCACTATAAGATAAACCACTATCAACAAAATAAGCATCAAGGACATTATCTCCAAAATTAAAAAAGTTTAAATATTCAATATATCTTTTAGTTGCTCCATTGATTGTTCTTTGAACAACCAGGTAAACACTATCTTCATCTATAGCTCCTGGTATTGTTGCAACGCTTTCAACAAATCCATAAGCATAACTAGTGCCACTTACTGTAGATGCACCACCTATTAAATGTTCATGCCAGGCAACAACTTGTTCTTCTCTGCGATAAGTCATGCCGACAAGTTTGCCATTGTTTAAAACACACCAGACAATATTATCTGGCTCTTGCATATAACTTATTTCTTTTATGCCACTAGCTGTAATATGCTCTGCTAATAATGTAAGATCTGGTGCTAAATAACTATCTGAGTTGTAATCATAAACCAGCTCTCTTAATTTACGCCTGGCTCTTTGAACAAACAATGTAACATTACCAACACTTACTGGTTGAACATCTGCACTACCATAACTTGCCTGGCGTTTTATTTGGGCATTAGTTGGTGTTAATGGCTCAGAACTTCCAGACGCTGTAACAGCAAATTCACCACCACTAGTTCCCACAATGAGAGATCTACCAGAACTTAAATAACGAATGACGTTTACCTGGTTAGATCCGATTGTATAAGTTAATGCATCATCATTATCTGTACCAGCTGTAAAGTTTTCAAAGTCACCACCTACTGAAAAAAATATAGTTTGTGGTTGTGTAGATGTATTTGCAAATACCAGGCGTTGTTCAAAAAAAGCTGTAGCAGCTGGAAAGCCAGTTGTTGTAGAAAATGCTCCTAATGAAAAATTATTATCAGCTATTAAAGCTCCATTAATTGTTACACTTTGACCAGCTGATTCAGCAACAAAATCAACAGAAGGTGAAAACAATATTGTATCAGCTGTTACCTGGACAATAAGTACAGAAGAAGATTTATTATTACCTCCATTACTCGCACCACTTACTGTAACTTTTGTATTCGCTTTAAAACCTTGGGCAACAAAATCAGCAGCACTATCTGTAATTCTATCATTATGTTCTAATCCAGTTGAACTAGGATCACCTTCATGGAAAGCAATAGTAGTTGCTGTATAAGATGGTGCTAACTCAGCTACACCATCTTCATTATCTTGAACAGTTACTGTGACAGAAGTTGCACTTGAATATGCAGTAATCTTTGCATAACCATCATGTAATTTAACCAGGCGTCCTACATCTGTTGCTGCAAACGTACTGGCACTTGCAGTAATTGTAACGCTACTACCAGTTCTAGCATTAGCTGTTAAAGTTGTCGTTGTCGTGTTTGCATCTTGCATAGGACCACGAGTAAAATCTACTTCACTTATTGACCAGGCTGTATGACTTGTCCTGGTAATCTTTCTAGGTGAATGATTAGGGTGAACAATATACATAACATCAGCTGATTGTGTAAATTTTAACTGAGATAATTCTGTATGCAAATAAGGTGTCGTTACTTCAACAGCACTTCCACTACTAACAATTTGACCACCATCTTTGTAAACTCTAAAATACTGGTCACCAAATTCCAGGATATATGCCTGGGTAACATTAAATTCAAAAGGTATTAATCGGCAACCATGAGCAGAGTTTTTAACTTCTGCAATATGAATTGTTCCAGGACGTCTACTGGCTCCACCATGAGGGTGAATAATAAAGTTCTGTAATTTCTTACAGCCATTAAAATATTTAGATAGATCTGTCCTTCCATCTAACCTGGGCGAAAGCTCTCCTCCAGTAAAATTCGATAATGCAGCTGACGCCTTTGCCATTTTTTATAACCTTGCAGCTGTGAATATGTCTGATTGCAAACCACCTGGTTCTGTCACAGAAGATATTGCTCCAGGTGTTCCTTCTGTTGCATCTACAAATCGAGCTTCTTTTAATTTGCCTTGATGGATTGTAAACATTTGAGCAGCCAAAGATGAACTACCAATTAATGGATAAGCTATATCAGCTGCTAGTGATGCAGATATTGTTTCAATTAAAAGAGTATCATAGTTATTAGGGTCTGTATCTCTGCCAATATAGATAACATTGAGAGTGCTTTCATCTGTAGCAATCTTTCTTCCTTCAACTCTATACACCAGGTCTAAACTGGAGAGCTGCAATATCCTTAAACAAAAAGGATCATTGGGTAAAGTAAAGTAATTTGTAAAACCAAAAGCTGGACCAGTACTGTCTGGTGCTAGTGTCACTCTGTTAACTAAACAATTCCAGGGGTGAGATCTAAATGTAGCGTCACGAATAAAATCATACCTTTGGTTACATACTCTAGCAGCCTTACTATCTTCTGTAAGAGCTGTAATGGTAGATGCACCAAGCATATTCAATGCACTATTACAAATATCAACTACACTAGCCATTTATTTATCTCCGATTTTTGGTGGGGTCCTGGTTAAAATTATAAATATCCTACTAGATGTAATAGTAACCTTAATAATCAGACCAAATTTTTGGACCTCTCTATTTTTGGGACCCCATAAAAGTAAAGGGAGCAGCTATGCACTAACTGCTCCCCAGGGTTATTAGTCTACGACATACATCAACATAACATTGATCGTGCCAGTACCAGCTGCACCACCCATAGTAGCAGTAACAGTAACGCCATCTTCATTGGCGTCAAGTACACTACCATGACCAAGGGCTATTGTTGCAGCAATCTCAACCTTTTGAGCTGAAGTTGAAGCAGCAGCAGCCTTATATGCATCAGCATCAGCACTAACAGCTGTTCCAGCTGCATTAGTATGAGCAGCATAACCAACCGATAATGTTGTAGATGATGCTAAAGCATCATGTGACAATGCACCATTTACAATTCGTGCCTTGTTAGGCAAACGAAACATATTGATAACATCACCACTTGCTAAAGATGAAGCCTCGTAAGTAGCAAAGGCAATTCGCACTCTACCACCTAGATTGGAAGTCGTAGTGAACTCACTCGGATTATCCTGGGTGAGATCTGTCATTACGTCTGAATAAACTGTAGCCATAATTTTACCTCCTTACGCTGATTCATCACATACGATTGAAACGACCTTGGCTTCCTCCATACGAGTAGCACCAAAAGTTGCACAATAGTACACTTGGGTTGAATAGGATTTGTCGGAACGCTCATCAATTTTAGCCATGACATCTTTTCCAACAGCCAATTTAAGACCATTTTCTGCCCAGGCAAAACAAGTCCGATTGTTACCAGACTTAGCCAAACGATTAGACAATACAAATTTAAATCCCAAAAACGTATCCACGCTTCCCTGGGAAAGAGCTTTGACTGTATTGAAATCGCTCGATGTGACTTGCGTTGTACCTAACAATGCAGAGACCTGAGCTGGAGAAACAGCGATATATCTAGTTATATCTGGGTCTACATCAGCAGCATCCAATATTTCTTTTGCAGAAATAAGTTTTGCGATTGTTAAATCAGCTGATCCATGAGCAATCACATTACCAGATGGCAATGCAGTAGACGTTGCACCAGCTTTACCAGTTAAAGATGAACCAGTCGCAGCTGAAATGATCTTATCGTCCATTGCTTTACCCATAGCATTAGCAGCAGTTTTTGCATAAACGCTTGTTGGATCTGCTAATAATTTTACTTTATCAGCATCATCAATGAGATCAGCCCATTCAAACGTAGACATGGTAACCATTCGTCTCGAGTGGGGGGTTTCAACTAATGGCGTATCGCCATGGCGTGAAGTTCTTTCGACAGCAGCCACAGAACCAATCTGGTCAAAAAATGCTTTTTCACCAGTTACACTTTCCTCATCAACAGTTCCTCTTAATCTTGAACCTTTCTGTGTGGATAGTAGTGTAATATTGGAGCTGAACTGCTGCACAAAAGCAGTAGTTATTTGAGAACTCATAAGTTCTTCTCCTTTATATTAAATTAAAATTGAGATCGCTACCCAAGTATTTGGACGAAAGGTTTTGCATTTAGCGTTTGCAAACGTAAGGACCGAATGGCTACCCTTATTCCCTGGTTTCCCAGGTAACTTTATTCATCACCAAAGAGTTGTTCATTTACCCTGGTGACTTCACTTACATACCAGTTATGTTCTGGGTGTTTGTTATCCCAGTACGGACTATCTGGTGCTTGTAGTTGAGAAACTTTACCTTCAAGCTCGTGCCTGGACGCAGCTCCACTTGTTTTAACTCCTTCAAGCGTATCTTCTCCCATCTTCTCTTTCATAAAAACGCCCATATTAGCTGCCATTTTTATAAAGTCTGGGTGATTACCCAGGAGAGATCCATCTGCAAGTTTTACATCAAAGATATTTTCATCACCTTCTGTAAACTGAGCTGATACTGCTTTAGCCAGGTTAACTCTATCTTCAAAAGCTGGACCATAATATTGTTTTAATTCATTAGTCCTTTGTTCAAGTTGAGCTTGTTCAGATGCTGTTGTTTGAGTTGAACTATCAACCAGGACATTATTATACCAATCGAGTAAAGATTGAGCTTGTTTCGTACTTAAACCAGCTGCATGGGCAGTATTTGTAAATCCTCCCATCAATGCTGCATCAAGCTCTTGTCCTTCTGGAAGATTGTTTGACAGCTCATATTTATCAGCAGCTTCTGGTCTACCTAATTTAGAATAGATTTCTCCCCATTGCTCTGGTGTTGATGACTTCCCAGGTAATGCAATCTTATCTGCACCTATCATAGATTGAGCATTTACATAACTCTTTGCTAGTGATGGTAAGTCCTGGATAGTTTCTAATGATTTATGTCCCCTAATTTCTTCTGGAATTGACGCCTTCCAATCCACAGATGCTTGTCCTTCAGCTGCTTGAACTGCTGGAGCTTCTGCTAATTCTTCACTCATTGTTTATAATCTCCTTCTCTTCTGTTATTGATCTTAAAATAAATAGCATGACGCTACGTTGACCTTCTAAAAATGCCATCTCCAGGGCATCATTAGAAAATGTTGTTTGATCTACATGAAATCTTTTCTGCAAATCGTCCATAACTTTTGTTCCGTCATCTGTTGCAAACAGAACCTGGTAACTTTGTTTTAAATCTTTATCCATTAAGTTAGAGCTTTAAGTATTGGTGCTGCGTTACCAGCTGCTTCAGCTGCTTGTAGTGCATCTTGTTTCTCTTGTTCAACAGCCTGGGCTGCTTGTCTCTGTTGTCTGACTCCTCTAACCTCTTCATCACCTCTTATAGCTGTTGCTGGGACTCCTAGAGTCTTTATGATATGCTTAGACATTCCATCAACATCTATGTAATCCATGATAGATGGATCTACCTGGGCAAGTGGAGCCATAATTTCTAATAATTGTAGAGCTGATTGTACATCACCTTGACGTTGAGCTTTAGCTAGTGGGGACACATAATCAATTTCTATATCTGTTCCTTGCAAGATCTCTGGTGCATTTGGAAAAGCATTGGTTCTCGAAAGAATATTGTAAGTTCTTTCGATTAATGGTTGTAGCAGTTCTGCTTGTTGACGTCCCATCACAGGACCAAGCAGTTTCATCTTTTCCTCATTTCTCTGAATTACCTCTGTTGCTGTCATATTTGGTGACGCACCAAGGATTAATTGGTCTACATAAAAAGCCTGGCGTATCATTTCACGCCTTTGCTGTTCCATCTGCATACCTAGTGGATTACCAGTATTCACATTGAGTGGCTCTATTGTGTCCCTGGTCCCAGATCTTTTAAAATTTAATCCACCTGGAACAGTTCTAATTGGCAGCATAAAACCATCATCTGGAACTATAAGAGGAGGATCTACAAGTTTCTGAGCATAGCGTATAGATACTTCGCTCATTTTGTTCAACATTTTCACATCACTGAGAGCTGTCATAGCTGGAGATCTTCCGTAACCTATTTCAAAAGAACTCTTTAAATACCTGGGACAGCAATAAGGCAATTCATCAAAACCACCTTCTGACAATGTTATTTTTTCTTCATGGTCCACATAGATAGATGCAAAAGGCTTATTGTTATTTGTAACCTTTGTTATATCTCTTTCGCCATTAGGAAACACAGCATGAAGAAGAGAAGTTGTATCGTATGGTTTTTCTTTTATCTCTGTTAATCTTTTTGTAGATAAAACGTCTTTACCAAATCTTTGCAGTACAGCACGATTAGGCATTTTAAATTTTCTATAAACTGTATCAACTCTGCCCTTCTCATCTTCTGATAAGTAACATTCTGATATATGCCTGGTTGAAAACTGTAATTGATACTTAGGATCGCTGTCAATAAACATCACAGCTGTACCAAAAGTAATTAAATCATGGTAAAGCTCATGCACTTGTTCATGGAAGTTTGACCTGGAGAAAGCAAGATACATAACATCTTCTACAGATTGCAGCCATTCTTTTGCTTCATCATTCCCATCAAGCTCTGCATTACGAAAGCGTAAAGAAAACCAGGCTGTACTGGAATTGGTCAGCATACTGTGCAAACTTGCTGATAATAATTCAGCTGCATGAAGAGCTGTACCATCAAAAATAAGTTCGGTTCTTTTATCGCCACCAGATCTTGCTTTAGTAATATCTGCTTTCCTGGGGATGATATAGTCACCAACCTCTTGCCAGTGACTTTCCCAGTTAGATCTTTGAGCTGCTAAACTATCGAACTGTCTAACAATTTGTTCTGCATTTTTATCTGACATCTAGGATCCTAGTAAAGTTTTTCTTTGAACTGGTGCTGCACCAAGAACACCAGCTGAACTTGTCATAACTGTTTTAGTCTTGGTCCTTCTTTTCTTTTTATACTGACCAGTACCTACAGTACCAGGATCACCTTGCCTTACTGGATCTTTAGGCGTTATTGGCTCTGGCTCTGGTTCTGGAGCTGCTGGTTCTGGAACTGGTGCTGGTTCTGGAACTGGCGTAGGCGTAGGTGTAGGCGTAGGAGTAGGTGTTGGCTCTGGCGTAGGTGTTACTTCTTCCTCTTCTGGTGGTGCTGGTGGTGTTGCACCAGTAGCTGCACCAGTAACCTTTTTAACTAAATTTACAACTGCACCCATGCTTATCTCCATTCATGTGGTAGTTTTATATTCACTTGCCCTTCAATGAGCTTTGCACCCATTCTTTCAGCAAGACTTGATTCAAAATTTTCTGTTAATACTTCTTCTGCACCCATTACCCAGGCAAAAGCAAAAACAGCATTGACCAGGGTCCTGGTAAAAAACTTTCCCTGGAACTTTTCATACACCAGGATATGCACCGACCATTTTGTCTCTGCGTTCCTGGTCTTGTAAAACCAGATATACCCAGCTATTTCTCTATGTTCATTGATACATTCCAGGATAATTGCATAATCAATAATCTTTAAATGTTTATCTTTATATTGGTATTCAGCTTTATCCATTGCTTTTAAAAGCTGATACCTGGCAATGTTCTGATTGCCATAAAATGGTGTAATCAATTTTTCAGTAAACTACCATACTTTAAAGTAGCCTGGGACGTATCGCCCATAGGTCCAGAAAGTATTGTAGATTTGCGTCCCTTTTTATTTTTCATTTGTTTTTTCAAAAACTCTTCTTCTGATCCAGCTCTTACAACATCTTTTGGTGTAATTGTTGTTGTTTCTGCGTCCTCATCTGTTACTGGTTTATATGGATTTGTACCAGGCTTCACACTTCCAGGACCACTTACTGGAGGTGCTGGAGGAGGAGGAGGTGGTGGAGGTGGTGTTTTTGGTTTCAAAAATCCCATTATACTGCAACTCCTAGAGGGTTATATTTATTATCTGCAAAATTCTGGGGAGGTCTATCATATCCCTTCCCTTCTCTTATACCTACAGCACAATAACGCCAGGCGTCTGCTGCATGACTTGACCAATCGTGAACTGGCGTTGCACGAAAGGATCTCGTCTTTTCATTATATGCCCTATGGTATTGACGCAAAGCTTCTAAAAAATGTTTACAATTATCTCTATCAAACCAGGTCCTGGTTATTAACAACTGAGCTGCGTGAATACCATCTTCTATTGGCAGCTTTGGGACAACACGAAAATTAATGCCAAGGTCCCAGGCAATTTCTCTCCTGGATTTTCCAGTACCCAGTTCCCTCACATCAATGTCATGTGGAGCGTTGTGGGTCCCATAAAGGTAGTTCTTCCTGGACAAAACATCTACATAGTGGGGCAGTCCCTCACCTCTACTTTCATAAAAATCAATAACATGAACAGCTCTACCAATACTCTGTGTAAAGATAATCGCTGTACTATCGCCAATACCAAGATCCCACCAGGTATCAACCTTGGCTGTAGGATCGTAAGGCACATTCGATATTCTTCTTTCATCTAAAGCAGCCTGGCACTCTTTGCCATAAATGGACCCAGGTACATTCGCAACCCAGGAACATTCAAACTCCTGGGCAAACTGATCTGGCGTCATCATAGATTGAGCTGCTTCAAGTTCTTCTGGATCTACAATGCTTGTTTCACTTGCTTTATAAATAACACTAAACCAATCTTCTTGTTCCTGGGCAGCTTCATATAAATCATAAAAAGCATTAGTGCCTTTAGGTGTTCCAATAAATAACGCCCAGGTAGGTTTCTCCTTGGTGTTTCTATCAGACAATGCTGGTCTAATAACCTCTGGAAATAAACTCTCTGGCATATCTGCGACTTCATCAAGTACACAACCATCAAGATATATTCCTCTTAAACTGTCTGGGTTCTCAGCTCCCAGTAACTGGATCCTTGCACCATTAGGCAAGTCTGCTCTCAGTTCTGTTTCGTGAAACCTGGCTAAAGGTATTGCACTCGCAAACTGTTTCAAATAGTCCCAGGCTACGTTCTTCGCTTGTCGATAAGTAGGAGCAATATATGCAAACCTGGGGTTAGACTTCGAGGTAAGGATAGCATCTCTCAGTAAATGATTAATCGCTGCTACTGTTTTACCAAAGCGTCTATGACATACCACGACAGACCATCTATGCTCTGATATAGCCTGGTGTAATTCCTTTTGTAATGGTCTTGGCTTGTAAGGTATATTGATGTGTGTCACAAGCTGTACCTCCTCTTCTTAGTACCATAATAGTATAGCAGACACGCCCAAACATTTGGGGGTGGGTGGGGTCAAAAATCCCAGAAAAGCCCTGGTCAAGTGGGGGTCCATAGCTGTAAACTGGTGACCCTCTGCAAGTACAGCAACGATTACAGCCAGTTTGCTGACCAATCGCTGACCAATGCCTGGCTAAAGTTTTCCTCGTGCGTGTGAACCAAGACACAGAGCCTAGAAAAAAACGTACTACTCCCAGGATAAAGTTATCGTACCACTAACCTGGTCGTTCTTATCCTCTGCTCTATCTCTTATTCCTAGTGGTTGTAGCTGCCTAATATACTTGTCCTTGTGTTCTACCTCGAGGCGTCTACGTCCTACTTCTGCCATTGCCATCTTAGGATCTTCTGGAAGTTTCTGTTCCACCAGGTCAATGATCTCATCACGCAGCAACTCGCCCTGGATCGCTCTAGCTTTGCGATACTGGATATAACTCTCTTCGCTGTCCTGGAGATGCCTGGTAACTGTTCTTGAGCTGGGAAGGTCTGCATTACCCTGGCATATCTTAGCCAGGCTTCTGCCTTCCATAAGCTCATTGCAGATAAGCTCCATTTGTTTCTTTGTTACTCGTTCTTTGCCCATAAAAAAGCCAGGACAGTTTGAGCTGCCCTGGTCCAAGTTGTACTTAACATTGTTTAGAAAAAATAAAAAATGAAGCACCAGGTTGTTACTAGTTATATTTTCTGGGAGGAAATATTATGAATTGATACCTCATTTTATATAAATTAGTAAACTTTCCAGGACATTCCGTCAAACACTATTTTGATGTTTGGCATCTTTTTTTAAATAATATTCATTATAGCTATTGACGTTTAACGTCATAGTACCCATATCAAAGGTGTAACAACAAGGAGGTCAACAAATGAAAAGACTAGTTCATGGAACTCCAATAACTCCAAAGCGATTACTTCCCCAGCTCAAAGGTGGCAGCTTCTGTGTCAGTTACATGAATCCAGAACAGCTTGACGAATGTATTGACCTGGTTGGTAAAGACCAGATCCTAATTTTAGACAACGGAGCTTTTACTGCCTGGAAACAAGGATTAACTCTTGATGATGCCTGGTGGGACGGATTTTACGCCTGGGCAAATGCAGCAATGGACAGATGTCCCCAGGCTGTTGCAGTTATCCCAGATGTAATTGATGGCAACGAGGAAGAAAACTTAAAGCTCATAGCCAAAGCTCTTCGCCAGGACAAATTGAAATACCCAGAAAGAGCCATGGCAATCTGGCATTTAAACGAAAGCCTGGAGCAGTTAGAAAAGTTATTTAGGATATGTAACTTCATTGGTTTCGGAAGCTGCCAGGAATATGACATAGCCAGGAACAAACCTGGTAGTGCTTACATGGAAAAGATAAGAGAAGTTTTTGCTTACATGAATTACTGGCAAATGAAATATAAAAAAGATCGTCCCTGGATCCACATGATGCGAGGTCTAGGTGTCTTTCATAAGATTGGCTTTGATAGTGCTGATAGCTGCAACATTGCAATCAACCATTGCAGAACTAAAAAGAAATTCGTTAACCATGTTAGAGAGTTTGCAGACAGATTAACAGCCAAGGTTAAAGGCTTAGAACTGGCAGCTCTGCCACTCTTCGAGGTAGCTCATTGACATTATTTAATGTAAATGTCACTTTTTTTTGTCAATGCCCTTGACGTTTAACGTCACGATACTTATATTAATAGTGTAACCAAGGAGGACCAAATATGTTATTTCAAAATAAACAAGCATTTCCCCAGGCTAAAGACTTTGAAACTGGGATCCAGGTAGACAATTATCCCTGGGGTTTTAAGTTCAAGACCCAGAGAAGATACTGGGTAGAAACTAAAAAAGGTTTCGGTGATAGATTCTGTTATGCCACAAAGAATCCTAAAACTGGTCAATGGTGTAAGCCTAAAAAAGGTACTTATTTGACAGCTGCTATAGTTACCCAGTTTCACAATGGTCATGTTAATTATGACGCTTGTGACAGAGATCCAGACGGAGTTGCAGAGTTTGCTGACAAATACTGGGAGATGATGACAGATACCCAGAAAGCTGAGATCTGCAAAGTTAATGCTTTTAACGAGGTTATGGAAGGTGTCAAGTTCACATTCAAACCAGCTGGAACAGATCCTACAGCGACAAAAGAAAACCAGGACAAAGCTCTTAAACAAATTAACCAGGCGATAAACTACAAAGCTGCTGTTTGTATCGCTAAAAACAAATTGGAGGTAGAATAGTTATGTTTATGAATAAAAAAGAAATTGCAGAAATAAATGCAAAAAGAGAAAAATACATGGACTTAATTGAAATTGACGGAATTGAGTTCGTTAAAATTACCCAGGAAGAATGGAAAACAAAAGGACATGAAGCTTTAAATGGTAATAAGTATATCATGCGATACACAGATAAAGACGGAACGCATTTAAAAAGATGCATTG